ACTCCATGTAACGTCATAGCCATACTTGTTAGTGAGTGTAACAGCTTTATCACAGTTACGAAACTCAAACGTCATGTATGCTTTGTCATCTTCATCTTCAAAGATACTATCAAATCTACGACTCATCTTCTAAGTCCTCCAAAAAGTAATCTAGTTTGTTTTCAATCTTGTCATTAAATCTGTCGACCAGTTCCTCAGAGGTGATCTCAAGCACCTCTAGGACACTGATCTCATCTTGTTGTTTTAATCGATCACATACGTCGGTAAATGTTAGCATACTTTCGCTTCCTTAAGAAGGTCAGTAATGGTCTCGACAGTGTAGTACCGAAAACCATTTTTGTTAGCCCATTCAGCCATTGTGAATTTAGTCCCATCATTTCTTCTCCTTGCTCTTGGCATTGGGGTGTCTGGGTGATAAAACACAAACACCAGTTCTTCAAATACTAGGCTACGTCTTATGTCGATATACTTACGGGCTTCCTCAGAGTCCCTGAAGCGACCTTTGGCCTCTATCAGGTACTCACCTATTTGGAAGTCCGGTTCGTATAGCTTCTCCTGTGTGTATGCGACAGTCCCATTGTGGTACTCGCAGTCCTTGAGGACACCCATGTGCAGTTCGTATTCAAACCAACTGTCGTAGCCCTTGGGTGGCCTACCCTTTGGTTTAGCCATTAGGCTTCTCCAGTGTGATTTCTGGAACCTTAGGCTCATTTTCAACATCTGTTAAAAACCTTACACCAGTAGAATAGATAAATCCTCTTAAGGTGGGGTAACAGTGGAGCTTGTAACCGCAGTACGAGCAACCCGTAGCGAGCTTTTTGTTTCCAGATTTCCCATCGTCCACGGGCTCGTGACAGAAGGACGGAGGTTCTGGAAGCTCTATCACCTTTTTTACGTGGCGAACTCGCTCTGCAATATCGTAGTTAATCGCAGAGTACACAGGTGCCTGCTCATCTGTCTCGTCATACTCAAGGTAACACAGGTGACCATTCTGCTTGTCAATCGCAATCCAACCGTACTTGGTGTCGCCCTCAGAGTGAGCATAGGCTTTCAACTGAGCAACGTAGCCAAAGGGATCGTCATACGCAAGCGTAGCGTCCTTGAACTTCTTGAAGCCGTAGCTTGAGGTTGACTTAACGTCTATCAAACGACCATCCACACGAGCATCCATAGAACCCTTGACACCCTCAACCTCACACAGCTTCTGTTGATCTTCCACTGTGTGCCCTGCCATACGAGTCAAGAACAATATCAGTTCCTCAATCATATGCCCATACATGAACTTGATGTACGTATGCGGCTTGAGTTTCTCCTGAGTGTACTTGTTGGCTGAGTACCAAAGCTGACGGTCATCCTTACCGATGGCAGATAACCGGAGCTTACGCCCGTCACGCATACCCTGTGGCTTAAACTCTTTTTTCATGAGGTCTTTCATGGCCTCACCAAAGCGTTCAATCTCCGCATCCACATCCACTTCCTTAGGTGTATTGCGGTTCTCCATCAGGGCGTAGATATCGTCTACGAGCGTATAGATTGATTTACTCATGATCATCCTCAAGTAAACGTCGATCAAGCTCATACTCGCCAATGATAGTCTGAGCGACCCGGAGCTTACGACACAGTCGGTTGACTGTTGCCTCTCTCATTTGTACGAAAGCCATGAGCTTCTGTACATCCTCAGTTCCAATAGTCAACTCTGAGAGGCGTTCCTCAAAGTCTTCCACAGTATAAATATTCGCCATTTGTATCTCCTAAGGTATAAACCACTATTATACCACAATATGTTGTGGTCATCAATGGGTCTCAGCCCAATTGTTACCAATTTTGTATTCACCATCAAGTGGACACTTGAGGTCTAAGGCGATCCCTGCCGCCTTGATAGACTCGACCATCAAGTAACCCACCTTGTCAGCGTGATCTTCTCTAGCCTCGATCTGATACTCGTCGTGAATAGAGCCAAGGAGCTTGTAATCTAGCTTCCATTTCGGAGCATACTGCTCAAAGATCTGTAGAGCCTTCTTCATTACGATTGCCCCGGCTGACTGAAGCAGTGTATTCAAGGCAGAATGTTCACTTCTGATGTGAAGGCATCGTCCGTCCAGTCCTCTGAGGTAGCCTCGTTGGGAAGCGATTGAGACTCTTTCTCTAAGCTCTGCAAGTGCGGGAGTATTTTCGAGAAAGCGTTGTCTAAGTCTCGCTCCAGTCCTCTGACTTCCATCCACAATAGAGCCGATCTTAGCGTCTCCTGCTCCGTAGAGGAAGGCGTATATAAATGTCTTTGCCTGAGCTCGTGTAGACAAGCCTGCATTGACTTGGTTTGTTGTATGAATGTCTCCGTTGAGGATTTCATCCGTATACTCCTTGTCGTTCATAAATGAGGCAAGCATCCTCAATTCCAACCCACTAGCATCGACACCGACGAGTTTGTATCCTTTCGGTACAACCCAACAGGCACGACACTCTGCACCATAGGGTGCTCCTACCGCAGGCACTTGGGCCATGTTCGGCTTACTGTGTGTCATTCGTCCTGTGACTGCACCACAGGCGTTGACCTGTCCATGCACTCGACCGTCACTCTCGACTGCGTCAAGCCATGATTGGACTTGGGCGATCCGTTTCTGAACCATGAGATACTCCGCAATAAGTTGAGCCTCAGGAATATCAGTAACATCTTCCAGTGTCTTTTCGTCAACAATAGGCTGACCAGTCTCCGTAAACTTCTCAGGCTTCCATCCGAAACGCCTAAGATACCTCCCGATCTGCTGACGTGAGCCTAGGTTGAACTCAGGCCAATCAATGCGAGAGAAGCGTCCTGCTACGCTCTGCCAGTCATCACCAAGGAACTTGAGGCCAACCGATGATAGGCTTCCATCCTTCTTGAACTTAGGCTCGATCTCTTTAACGAACGTAGGTAACGGCGTAAACGCTTTGTGCACTTGTTCTTTAACTTCATTCTGCTTCTCCTGTAGTTCAGCTACTAGGTCTGTGGCTTTTCTTTCGTCGAGCAACCAACCGTTCTGGATTTGCTTACTAATTGAATACTGCACGTCGTGCTCAAGATCAACGCTGTCAGTTCCAAACTGACCAAGCTCCTGCATGAGTACCTTGTATACTCGTTCAGTGACCCTAACATCCTGCTGACAGTAAACCACCATTTCTGGCGTAAGCGCAGACCAATCATGATAATCTCCTTTGGGGAACTTCAGTCTCTCGCCCCAAGCGGCTAATGAGTGACCTCCTTCCAATTGTGGATTGTATAAACGTGACATCACTAACGTGTCGGTTACTTTACAATCTATCGACACACCCAACAAACGCTCAACGACAGGAACGTCATATCGGATAATATTGTGTCCAATAACCTCTGTCACGCCCTCCATTAGACATTCCCATGTCTGTTTATCTGGCATCTCAATCGTAATCATCTCGTCACCTTTGATGGCACAAATGCACCAGATGACTGATGGATTAAGACCGTTTGTTTCAATGTCGAAAACTAATTGCATTAAAACTCCTCTACGTTGTTTGCCTCATGTACTTCTGGCTTTTCACCTCGCTCAACTCGACCCGTCAAAACGTTGTAGTACAACCAACCGGCACTTCCTGTAATCCCTGTACGTCGGCACTTGACCACCTGCACTTGTGTGCTGTTCCGTGCGTACTCGTCCTCTGACATCTTGTCACGACTGAGTAGGATCGTATTGAACGCAATCTGATTGATTGAACCAGAGCCCTTCAGATCATACTCGTTGACGTTGTGAGGATTCGTGATGCTAGGCTTACGCATATGACTGACCACAATCACCGATACGTCGGTCTCCTTGGCGAGCTTAAGCAACCGATCCATGAACTCGTCAATGGTCTCGTTGCTGTTGCTCGTCACAGCGGCCTGCAGTGGGTCAATAATTAACACATCACAGCCGTTACCTTTGACCATCGCCCGGAGCTTCATGAACAGTTCATCAGTATCCACAGCACCGTTATGGTCAAGCAGTAGGATACGTCCGTCTGTAATGATGTCCGTGCGTAACTTATCAAAGTCGATGTTACGGCGATCCTCAAGAGACAGATTGTGCCCTGTGTGAATCGTCAAGAGATTCTCGACAGCCTCACCATTGGACGCCTCAAGGAACGCACAGCCAATCGTCTTGGTTGTGTTCTTCCAGAAGTGGTAAGCAATCTCGTTGACCATAGTGGTCTTACCAACAGAAGTAAGCGCACCAATGACGGTGATCTCTCCTGCGGCAATGCC